CCGCGAGCAGGTACGGTATCCGGCTGTCTGCAGGCGCGGTTACAACGCTGATTAACAATTGCGGTAAGTTGCCGACAACGCTGTAGAGCTCGCGCCATTGGCCGATCGTTACTTTGCGCACCTTAACCGCCTGGCCGCCGAGGATGACTGCGGACGGGTCGACTGCGGGAATTTCCGCTTTATCTGAACGCTTAAATAGCTGCATCATTTTCGCTCCCTATAAATAAAATAGAGGCGCAGTTAAGCGCCCCTTTCGTGTCATGCGTTACTTACGGAGTTGCGGTAATTGTGTCGTCGCCGAGGATGAGGATGACGCCGTCTTCGTCCGGTGTCGAACGGAGTGTTACGTTGGTGATGCGCTCGTTCTCGTTATTGAACGAATACGATAAGTCCGTCTCGCTATACGCAAGTGGCAGCGTGAGCCAGTAGTCCGGATCAGTTCTGTGCGCAAGTGGTTTGATTACGGCGATCTTAGCGGTATCCAGCAAACTAACGCCTACGCCGGTCTTAAGCAGGACTTTCGATCCGCCCGTACCGGTAACCACCTCTGCGCCCGCCATGATCTTCGGAATGACGTCGATCTCGTACTCGGCAAACGGTACGGTGACGCTGACGTTGCGGCCGGTAATGCGCTTATCGACGATGGTTTCGCCGGTCTGGTCCGTCTTCTGTTCGCGGTACGTAGTTTCCGTATTCAGTACGACGCCGCCGATGGTCGTTTCAAACGTGACCATCGTTCCGCCAGAACCGTACTCAACGATTGCTGGGCCGATCTCGATTTTGCTAAAGTCTTGAGCCATTCGTTATTTCCCCCTTTAATGTGCATAACAAAAAGAGCCGCCCGATTACGGACAGCCCTGCGTTTATAGCGATGTAGTTAACGTAAAATTGACGGAGTAAAGTGCACGGCCATTCTCGTCCGGACCGAGGTACCACGGCGCTGATTGATCCGCCAGGCACTTAACCACGCGTGTACTCCCGATTATAAATTCCGTCTTGCCGTGCAGCGCCGCAATCAGCGCGTTACCTTTCACTTCCGCGTTCGCCGCCAGCTTAGCGCGTATGATGACCTGGAACGACGGATACGCAACGGACGACCACTCGCGAGGTGGAGGTCCGCCGGTTATCCGCACATATGCGCAATCATCCGGGTTAGTCGCGATAAACTCGTTCCCGACTACGATGATGCCCGGCATTGCAATCCGGACCGCTGCGTTGATATCCGCTAGGGTTAGCGCCATTTATACGTTCACCTCCGTTAGAATCGGCCGACCGCTCAGCATCCGTTTTACACCGATGGTTAATGGATCGTAGGTCACCGCGTCTCCTAATTCGTTGGTATACGTAAGTGTGGCGTCTAGGCCGATACCCGCGAGCTTATCGAAGTAAAACGTACCGACGCTGACGACTTCGGCTCCGTATTGATTGCGTACGAGCTTAACGCCCTCTTGAAACCGGCATTTCAGCGTATACGGATCGCCCGGTATCGGCGTATTGTAATCCGGATCGAAGCCGCCAGCCGGCGTAATAGTAACGAGTTGTTTGAGCGGTATCAGCGCCATTACATCGTCACCCACTTAACCGCGCGCTTACTGAGCTTAACGCCGTTAGCCGCGCCGATTATCGTGTAGACAACGTCGGGGATTACCGCATCGAGCCCCGTTTTCATTCCGTCCTTAAACGTAAAATTCGCTACGCCGGTCAGTCCGAAGCTCGCTACGCCTTGTTGCTGCAGCGCATTCGTATCGTTAAACGCGATTGCGAGCGCATTCGCATATTCGTAAACCGCCGCGTCCGGTATCGTATATTGAGCGTATTTGTCCGTCAGCGTCCGTCCTGCCACGTTAACTATCCGTAGTTTTTTGGCGTCGTTTGCGTCTGTCCAATCGTCAATACTGATACAGTTCGCGTTGATATACGTTGTTGCGTCATTTACCGTAAGAGCCATGCGGCCACCTCCGTTTATTTAGCGGAGGACGCGGCGCTAGCCTTTCGCGGTTTAGGCGCGGGCTTACTAGCGGGAATTGCTTCCGCCGGTTCGTCCGCGACTGCTTGCGGTTCCTCCGTAATCCGTACGGCGTCAACTAACGCGTCAAGTACGGCTATTACCACCGGATCGTCCGTATGAAAAAGGCCCCCGCTAAATCTGCGGAAGCCTCCGTCTACGTAAAATCCGAGTTGCTGATAGCGCGATTCGTAAGTCGCCATCGTACACCTCCGTTATATTACGACAAGCCTTTCAGGCGGCCGTGAGCTTTTTCTTGTTCGAGCATGAGCGTGTACTCGCCGACGATCTGGCCGCGCATGGAGTCGCCGATCAATCCGAGATAAGTGTGGCCGAACTCGCGAGTCGCCAGCGGATGGATCTTAACGCGATTGGCATCAACGAGGAACAGTTCGTCCGGAGCCAGGTTCTGATTGAGCGCAACTTCGAACTCCCCAAAATCAGTTACGATCTTGTCTACGACCTGACCACGAGTGTTTTCACCGCGCGTCAAAGAAATTTTATTAGAATCTGTGCCGGATAGCGCCATCTTCTGCTTCGCCGCGACCATAACCTTGTAGTCACCGCCGCTAGAGAACCCACCAGCCTCAAAGACGGTCTGAGCCAGCGTATTGATTTCCGCCAAGGTTACCGCGCCGCCGACGTTAGTAACGTTAGTCTGAATAAACTGACGGATACCCTTCATTTGACGGACCTGGCCGTTTTCATAAGCGATACCATTAATAGCAGCCTTCTCCAATTGCAGTGCGAGTTCGAGCTGTTTCTTCTGTTTCTCATATTCATACAAGTTGTCAACGCCGTGCTGTGCGATTGCCTGCGCTGTGCCAGAGATGTCAACGGAATCGGTGAAAATTTGCGTAAGGTTGGATTTCCGTACGCGAGCCTTATAACGGGCGTCACGAGCAGCCGCGCCCTCAACGCCTTCGTCAAACATGAACTCAACTTTTGCGCCGGAAGCAACGGCTGCGGCCGTAGTCGAAGCGTATCCCCGCGTTACGGTCAGCGTTTTGGTTCCGGAATCGATCGCGGAAACGAACAGTAGCTCGTCTACAATTTTGATTACGGAGCCGACACGGAACGGCGTTACGTCAGCAACTACGACTGCGGTTGCGCCTACGAGTGCGGACGCTGTAGTTACGGTCTCATCCGGGAACATTTCATCCTCATACCAAATGTGCTCAACTGCAGTGATTGGTTCAGCAAACCCCAGCAAGTTCAATAGTGGAGTCTGGTGTGGATTAAGCAGCAAAATTTCATCTGCAATAGACTCCCGTTTACCTACGATAGATGAGTTATATACTTTAGACATTGTGTGTATTTCCCCCTGTAAATTGAGTGCTACGGATAAATCCGCGCAATAAAATAAGCCGCCAACTGCCCGCGACTTTATTTCCGGTATTTATTTACTTAGTCAATCTTTCTTTAAGCTCGGCGTAAGCCATCCGGTCTTCAATACGTCCGGTCTTGCGCGCCTTGTCTGCGGCTTCTTTGAGCAGCTGTTCCTTCGTCTTATCCGGCGGATCGGCCTTTCCGCCACTTGCGCCGCCCAACGTTTTAGCCTGCGTTTTCTCAACAAGATAGCCGTGTGCGGCAACTAACGCCTCGACCGCTTCCTTCACGCCAACCGCGTTACCCTCGTCGTCAACCGTTACCCCGCTTAAGTCCGCCAGTTTAACCGCAGCCGCAAAACGGTCAGCTGGCACGTTAGCCTCGCGTGCCAGTGTGCGGAATTCAGCGTTAATAATGCGTTGATTAGCGGCTGTCTCGCGTGCTGTGCTGCGGTCTTCCGCTTCCTGCGCCTTCTTAAGCGCTTCGGCCTTCTCCGCTTCCAAGCGCTCAGTATCGGATAGTTTCGCCTTCTCGCGATCAGCCTCCGCTTGTTCCAGCGTGGTAAGCTTCGTTTTGATATCGTCATAATCTTCGCGGCCTTTACGGTCACGCGCTAGGCGTTCGGCAACAATACGATCTAGGTCCGCTTGGCTGAACGTCTTATCTGGCGCGGGCGGCGTTGGGTCCGGGTCTGGCGTCGGATCAGCCGGATCGGGGTCGCCTTCCGCAAAGAGCTGCAGATTCATCGGATATCTACTTACATGATCTTCGATTACATTAGTCATAGGGTCTCCTCCGGTTAAGGTCCGTCGACCATCGTTTGTCTGACCGTAAAGTTTATCGCGTCAATTCACGTCTGGACGCGGAGCCTTATTGCTCCAGGAGTTTCGGATCACGGATAGCAGTTACCAAATGTTTACAGCACGGGTGGAAGATTTCGTTACGTGGTAAGTCGCCAATGAACCGGTATTCCCCCGGCGCATCCTGCGTTAACTTAACGATCATTCCTTCATACCCCCGGCACTTATCTATCGCGTTATGCCGCGAGATCACGCCATAATAAGCACCGCGTCCCACAGCTTCGTTTATCGTAGACTCGCGTTGTGTTGCCGCCATCTTTGTCCGCGTTAGCATCTTTACGTAGTTTTCAGGTGACCAGCGGCGGCCTGCGCTATCAATAATTCCGGTGTCAATCGCGCTACCTAACGTTTTCTTCATGCGCGCCAGAATATCAGTATTAAGCGTCCGGTTGCCGTTAATTCCACGCGTAAGGTTAGCGCGCATTGAATCGGCGGTCGCTTGACGCACAGCCGTCTTTACGCGGCGGTCTACGTTTTGCGTGACGGCCAACAGGTCCGCCTGTGTATCCGCTACCGCTGACGCCACAAACTCGCGGTTAATCCGGTTAAACTTGACGATCTTCTCCGCAGCGGGCAGCGTATCCGCAGCGCCAAGCGCTACGATGGTCCGCGCGATTCCATCCGTCGCAGCCTTCGGAATGTAGCGCTCAACCCAGGTAGCGGACTCGTCGTTTAGAGAACGCAAAGTAGCCGCAACTTCGGCGAGTGCGGCGCGTGAGTTAGCGCGGGACATTGCGGTTAAATCTAAGCGTAAGAGCCCCGCGCTTATAGAGAGCATCGCGTTTTTATACGCGCGGACGAGTATCTCTATATCGTAGTCGTAGATGGGCTCCGGGATAACTGGTATCATGCCGCAACCACCTCACGTGCGAATTCCTCAAACTGCCTTGCGTTTGTGTTGCGGTATCCGTATGTCATGTGAAAGGTGCCATGACAACCTTCACATAGAGTGACTCCGTTCTCCAAGGACGTACGAACTTCTGGGTTGTCCGCATAGTTTCGAATGTGGTGCGCGTTAATCTTTCCGCCCCGCTCTCCGCAGCATTGACATGTGTAGTCGTCGCGCTCATACACCGCTGACCTCCACGCCGTATACTCCGGATAGTGACGCTTAGTAATACGCTCCTCATCTGTGATGTTGGGGTCTCGAAGCGCCTCGCTTATTTTGGAGCCTCGGCAATTCCAACAGTCTTTACCCCGTAAGAAATTGTTAAGAGTAATGTGAGACTCATGCCCGCAGGAGCACAGATACGTCAAGGGAGTAACTGAGTTCTTGAACGGCTCCAACGAGAGGAGTGTTTTTCCCGATTCAGCGAAGAGCCTCGATACCTCCGCAGTAGTGTACTTCCTGCGTGAGGCGGCAACCTTAAGCGTGCGACAGTTTTGACACCTATGCCCTGCGCGAAACTTGTACCACGTCATGCTCGCAATCTCTCCACAGACACACCGGTATTTAAGCTTCTCTGTCGAAGCGGGTACAAAAGTATCAAGTAGTTCGCACCCATGCTCCCGATAATAGTCGGATACAAAGTTTGCAGTATAAACTTGCTTGGCGGCGCTCAGCTTATTTCTGCCACACTCTTTGCAGTTACGCCCTTTTCTAGCGTTCTTTAGACTCATCAAAGATTCTTGTCCGCAGGTACAAATGTAACGCATAGGGGTCTCAGAGCTTACGTAGCTTTCGTCTATCAAGGTAAACCCACGCACGTTCTCGAAATAATGCTTAGCGTCTGCGTATGTTAAACTAGCGCCCATGAGCAGCCTCCTCAATTGAAAAGACCGCCCTTTGTTTCTCAGGCGGCCGGGTCATTAAATATAGTCGAGTCAACAACGCCACTAACTCGCGTCTCGTCCTCGTCAATTTGCGTTATAATCTGCGCTGCCTGTGCGTCGCTGATTGCGTCCATGCGTTTGATCGCGGTTGCGACATCGAGCGTAGCCTTTCCGCCTGTACGGATGTTCATCGTTTCGGCCTCTGCCTTCGCGTCCTTCGGAAGTCCGTCGCGCCATTCGATCGTCGGGTAAACGGGTTCGTACGGAATGAATCCAGCCACGCCATCATTCGCGAAGTTTTCGAGTTGCATCGCCGTCCAGATAGCGTCGCGGATAGCGCGGTCCATGTGTGCGCGAATACGCTCGACTTTCTTGAGGATCGGCATCATCCGCATACCTATGGAAGCGCCGTCCGTATGGGACGTCCCTGTTCCGCCCTTATCCGCTGTGATGGTTGTGCCAAACAGCCATTGCGGAGTTTCGGCCATCAAGAATACTAGCCCTAACAGATAGTCTAGTTCCTTAAATGCACCCTCAAGCTGCGAGTTCCACACCATGTATCCAGGAGTTGCATCCTCTTTGTCTATAGGGATGTACTTGCCTCCGAATCGCATTGTCTGATCCCCATCGATGTCTGGACCGTAAGCCGTAGGGTCCGAATGTCTAAAAAGGATATAATCAACCTGGACTAACCGGTCATTAATCGCAGCCAGAACGCTCTCCATTTTCGTTACTGCGCTCTCCCCGCGCCAAGAGTCATCCGTCGTTTTATACGGCGCGTGATGTACGAGTAACTGCGGTGTTCCCGTCTCAGTAACGTCGTCCTCGCGCCCAGTAGCGACCGCATCTCCGATTGTATACGTGGATATAGGAACGCCCCAATCCGCGTTAACACCCTTATCATGTAGTTCATAGCGTTCGTACACGATGTACCCGGGAACGTGGCGCTCAACAACGAGATAAGGAACGTATGATACCGGATTTCCGGTTATCCAACGAACAATTTTTCCGCCGGGTTCCTCAACCCAATCGATCCAAGCGATGTTAATCGCCTTAAACTTCTTGCGTGATCCCGTAGAAAGCTCCGGAAATACAAGGTTGGCCGGGACGTTTTCGATAATTGGCTCAGGGGGCGCAACTGGCACAGATAGTCCAAGCTCCTCCGTCTCAGAAAAGTCTGCTCTCTGTGCGTAGTAGGACTTGAACCATGCATCCCCACGATAGCCCGCGCCGATGGTTGCTTCGTAGATCAAACGGTTAACGTCATTCTCCTCAATGATAGAGTCAAGACGTTCCTGCTCGCGCGAGTCTTTACCCTTGCCGCTGTCATACGTCGGTGGCTCGCCGATAAGTAAGTCGGCCGGCTTCGTCATGAGAACGTCAACCACGTTAACCGCAATGAACAACGTCTTAAGCTGCGGGGCAAATGGCGTATCCTTTAAGAGCGATGAGGCCCGGTCGTATATCTCCGCGTGGCGTCCTTCGTAAATATGGCGTCCGCGTTTGTATTCAGCCAGCCTCGGGATGTCCCTTTCCGGTGGAAACTGCTCGCCGGTATAGAATAACTTAGTCAACTAACGTCCTCCTTTCGCTACATCCATGCTGGTTTATTTCGAAGCTTCTTTCCGCTTGTCTTCGCAATACTAACCGCCATCTCAAGCGCGTCCGGTAAGT